CAAGTGAAGACCATCCAGAAGGGCAACGGGCAATCGTTAAGTTTTTCAACTTTGGCGGTTCCCGTTCATCAAAATCATTTGATACAATACACTTAATAGTTAAATTTTGCCACGATTTCAGGAAAAAAAAACAACTCAAAATAAATGTTTATCGTGAAGAGCTTGTTAGCTGCCGTGAGTTAACATTGGAGGATTTTAAACTGTGTTTTAGCATTATAGGGCTTGTAAACGGAAAGGATTATACGCTTACAGGTGACGGTCAGGGTGGAAGACCAAAGATTGTTATTTTTGGTTCGACCATTGACTTCTTGAACTATCCTGATGTCGGGAAAGAAGCTGGTTTTTGTGATATAGCATATATTAATGAGGTGCTGGAGACAGCGAACAGAAAAGATGCTTATGACAGCATTAAAAAGCGTTGTTCAATGCTTCTTATTTGTGACGGTAATCCTAAATATACAGACCATTGGGCTTTTGAGCAACAGGATGAATATAATGCTTTTTACTCTCAAACGTGCTATCTTGATAACATGAAACTACCTGATGGGCTTGCGGCTGAGCGGGAAAGTAAATGCCCGTGGGATTTTGCAGATTCGCATATTGAAATTGTCGACCCGCTTCCTGATTTACCAATTGGTAAAAATGATGTTTTCTTCAATGGTTTTCGCCGCCGTGTATGGGATAAGCCTGAAATGCCAGACCATGTATTGGAAAATGATGGAACGTACAGGGCGAAACACCCTACAAACAAAAATCCAGACAAATTTGATTATCTCGTATATTCTGAGGGTATAAGATGCGCCCAAACAGGCACGGTATTTAATGATGTATATTGGGAAGATACATTTCCAGACACAGGATTTGATGAGGTCATCCTGTCTATGGACTTCGGGTTCACAAAAGACCCTACAACGCTCGTAAGGACAGGAAGAATAGGCAAAACTGATGCTTATATTGAAAACATGGTGTATCAGCCTACCGCAACGCCTGAAATATGCTTTTACGTGATAAAGCCACAGATTGAAAAAGAAATTGAAAGGCGCAAAAAGGAAGGTTCATATACTGATGAAATGTGGATAGCATGCGAATCGCAGGATAAATACGGAACGGAAAGCTTTGTTGACGGGTTAAACATGATAGCTTCATCACAGGGGCTTAACTGGAACTTCTTTAAAGTAAACAAAAAAAGTATTATTGCCGGTGTTTCTTTGATGAAAAAGTTTAAGTTACATTTGGTTGACACGCCTGAAATGCGAAAAGAACAACAAAACTACCTGCACAAAAAGATAAACGGTAATTTCATAAATGAACCTGACCCGGAAAGTAAATTTTGCCACATTTGGGACGGTGCAAGGTATGGTTTTATCCATTTTTTCTATTGGATTTAAAAATATTTTTATAAAAAGTTTGTTTATATAGAAATTGTCTATATATTTGCTGAAAAATATATCTATGAATGGCATAGAAAATATAAATTCATTTACAGATAAACATGAACTTTTCAGTGTTTTGAAAGAAAAAACTATCTGGGAAGGACTATTTTATTGACTGCTCAACTGTCGATGGGCGTATTTCTGCATACAAGAAATGCGATGCCCTTAGAACGGTTATATCTAAATCTGCTCAATCTATTGCAAACTTAAAAGTATGGGCTTTAGATGAAGATGATAAACAGATAACGACGCCGAAAGCAAAGAAAATTATAAAAAAACTGATGCGACCTAATCCTAAAGAGGATTTCAAACGCTGGTTTAAAAAATTAGATACACAGACAAAACTTCATGGCGTTGCTTATGTAAAAAAGGTTTTAAATTCAATTTCAGGTGAATATGACTACTATATAATTCCAAGGCAGTTAATTACACCATATTACGAGAATGAATTTGATATAATGTATGAAAGAAAGGTGAAGTATTATACCGTTTCTGCCGGTGGTGGAAAATCATACAGGTTAAAGCCTGAAGATGTTCATGTCTTTTATGATATTTCATTAAACACACAGGATAACGAAACCATATTTGGTGGGAGCCGTGCAGAATCTTTATCTGAAGTTATATCAACATACGTTGTTATATGGCAGGCGCTGACTGAAATGTATGCAAACAGAGGGGCTTTGAACCTTATTTCAATGGGAGTTAAAGAATCCGGTATGCTTGCATTATCATCGTTAAAATCAGAAAAGGAATCTGTTTTGAAAAGACTTTCTCAGCGTTTTGGGTTGAGGCGTGGTCAGGATAAAAATGTTTTAATTTCAACTGATGCCAAAGTACATCCACTGACAGCCAAAATGTCGGATATGCAATTTTCTGAAATGCTTATTGAATGTAAAAAAGCTATTGGTTCTGCATACGATGTGCCAGCCCCGCTTCTTGACATTGAAAGCTCCAGATATAAAAACATGACCGAGGCAATTAAAAATCATTATACAAATAGCTGTATTCCCACTGCTGAGTATTTTTTCAGCGAGTGGTTACAGATGATTGGTGAATATGATTTGGGATTTGAACTTAAAGCCGACTATTCACATCTTGATTTTTATCAGGAAGCAAAAAAACAGGAAGCAATAGCATTCCAACAGATGGCTGGTGGCATTGCTACACTTAAAGATGTGCTAATTGAAGGTCAGCCGGTTATTTCACTTGAACAGGCACAAATAAAACTTGACTTAATTTAAATATATGGAAGATAAGGACAAAAAACAGAATGAAAATTATATTTGTAGGGCACAAATTATAAATAGTACTGCCACTGATGAATATGATTTTGAATGTGTTGCCGTTCCTGATAAAAACGGTCAGATTAGGTATTCATACAATAATGATGAATATTTTAATCAGGTATTAAGAACTGGAAAAGATAACGTTAAGATAGAACGTCTTGAATCAGGATTGCCACTATTTGACAATCACCCATGGGATAATTCAGCTAAAAATACACTTGGTATTAGCGTTGGATATGATTTTGATGAACGTGGTCTTGTCTTACGTTGTAAATTTGGAGCAAGGGCTGACGAGGCATTACGTCAAGATGTTGCAAATGGGATTATAAAAACAGTAAGTATTGAAGGTTCAATTATTAATTATAGCGTAGAAAGAAATCAAAATCAGATTCCTACTTATTATGCTGAATTATGGGAACCGGAAAGTTTATCCTTTGCGCCAATCCCTAATGACATTGGTGCGTCTATAACAGTTAAAAGAGCAATAGAAAAACAGATAAAATCTTCGACAGAAGAGAAGTCTATTTATAAACAACTAACAAAAAAGTTTTAAAATGAAAAAAGAAAAATTTCTCGAAATTGTAAGAAGTAAAGCAAAAGCAACTCTTACTGCCGAAGATGAAGCTTTCTTCGGTGCAATTGGGGATGCCGTAGAGCAGGCTTTCCAGAGTGATGCTGTCGAAAGGCAGAAACAAATTGATTCCGTACTTGAAAAGCTCGGAACAATTGAAGAAGGTAAATCGGCAGCGCAAATTATCCGCTCGCTTACTGAAAAGGTTGTGGCTTTGGAAGAAAAGTCAAAACGTAATTTGTCCGAAGGAGAACGCAACATCTTGCGCAAAAAGCTGGAAGAAAAGAAAGAGGATATTTTAGGGGTTGTACGCCGTCAAAAAACAACTCCATGGTCTCTTGAGTTTCGTATGAAGCGTGCCGCTTCGACAATGATGACAACAGCAACAGTTGTAACGGGTGCGGTAGCTTCTAATTCTACCAATGTTTTTGATGACGTGGATATTGAGTTTATCCGTTACCCGAAAAATTTTATCCTTGATGCTGTTTCTTCCCGTCAGGTTTCACGTGTTCCTGAAAGTTGGAAATGGAAAGAACAGGTTGCTGCTGGTGATGGAGTTCCTGCCGTTGTTGACGAGGGAAATGCTAAACCTCTTGTTGACTACAAATTTGAATGGAAATACGCTTATCGCAAGAAATATGCAGGGCGTATTGAAATGACAGAGGAAACAGAAATTGACTTTGAACAGCTCGTGCTTGATATCATCAACATGTTTGAAGCTGAGGTTCTTCGTGTTTATAATGCAGGTGTTTTGGCTGACATTATCGCATGGGCACCCACATACGCAGGCACAGCACTTGATGCAACGATTGTAAAGCCATCTATTATGAACGTTGTAAACGCTGGTAAATTGCAGCTTGCAGGAAATGAATACATGGGCGATACATTGGTAATAAACCCTGCTGATTATGCCGAAACGCAAAACATGCAGAATATTAACGGAGACCCGATATTCATTCCTGACAACGTACTGTTCCCCGGTCTTAATTTATTTGTTACAAACAACATTGCTGCCGGCACCATCCTTCTGGGAGAAGGTTCGATTGTAAAAGAACAGCACGGTTC